GTACTGGTCTGGTAAAGACTGAGAAGATGCAAGTAGAAGCATCGGGCGGTGTAATGCTTATGCCACCTAAAGCAGTTGTAGAAGATGACTAGAAGTATAGGTAAGTGGAAGCTACCACAACCAACCGACATTAAAGAAGAAAACGAATGGGTGCAGATACCTCGCATTGCAAGGACTGTACCTTTCGGTTATAAAAGAAATGATGAAGACCCCGACATTCTTGACCCAATACCAACAGAACTTGACCTGCTAGAGAAGGCTAGGTCACACGTAAATCAGTATAGTTATCGTGAAGTAGCCAACTGGCTAAGTACCAATACAGGAAGGTACATATCTCACGTAGGTCTAAGGAAACGGTTACAGAATGAACGACAGCGTAAGAACCAAGCTAAAAGCCTCCTCAAGTGGGCAGAGTATGCGGAAACGGCAATCGCCAAAGCGAAAAGTCTCCAAGAAGAAAGAACAGGCTCCAAAGCCAACGGTTGATATACAGCCTATTGAATATGAAACACAGGCTATTGAAGAAACAGCTAACGTACTATTCAAGCCTAACCCCGGCCCACAGACTGACTTTCTAGCGGCAGCGGAACGAGAGGTACTATATGGTGGAAGTGCTGGCGGTGGTAAATCCTACGCTATGTTATCTGACCCACTACGTTACATGGGGCATCCCGCATTTAGTGGATTGCTACTGCGACATACAACAGAAGAACTAAGAGAACTTGTATTTAAGTCGCAGGAGTTGTACCCAAAAATCTGGCCGGGTATCAAATGGTCAGAGAGAAAAATGCAGTGGACTGCACCATCTGGCGCAAGGTTGTGGATGTCATATCTTGATAGGGATGATGATGTCTTGCGTTATCAGGGTCTAGCGTTTAGCTGGATAGGGTTTGACGAATTGACTCAGTGGGCCACACCCTACGCTTGGAATTACATGCGTTCACGTCTACGGTCCACTGCACCTGACTTGCCTATCTTTATGAGAGCCACAACTAACCCCGGAGGAAGAGGTCATCACTGGGTTAAGAAAATGTTTATTGACCCTTCACCGTATAATAGAGCCTTCGATGCCACAGATAGCGAAACAGGAGAGGTACTGCGATACCCTGCAGGACACGAGAAGGCTGGAAAGTCTTTATTTAAAAGGCGGTTTATCCCAGCACGATTATCAGACAATCCTTATCTGGCAGAGTCGGGTGACTACGAAGCAATGCTGCTTTCCATGCCAGAGCAACAAAGACGCCAACTCCTTGAAGGTGATTGGGATATTAAAGAAGGTGCGGCTTTTACGGAATTTGACCGTAATATTCATGTTGTCGAGCCTTTTGATATTCCTCACAACTGGGTTAAGTTTCGCGCTTGTGACTACGGTTACGGTAGTAAGTCTGGTGTTATTTGGTTTGCTGTTGCACCTAATGAACAGCTTGTGGTATATAGAGAACTTTACGTTTCTAAAGTCCTTGCCGCAGACTTGGCAGATATGATACTTGAATTAGAGGCGGGTGATGGAACTATTAAATATGGTGTGTTGGATAGCAGTCTTTGGCATAAGCGTGGTGATACTGGACCGTCTCTTGCGGAGACTATGATTGCACGAGGATGCCGTTGGCGTCCATCAGATAGAAGCCGTGGTAGCCGTGTAGCAGGTAAGAACGAAATACACAGGCGTTTGCAGGTAGATGAATTTACAGAGGAGCCTAGACTTGTATTCTTTAATAGCTGCACAAATACAATATCGCAGTTACCAGCCATCCCGCTTGATAAGAAAAATCCAGAAGACATTGATACGAATAGTGAAGACCACTTGTATGATGCCTTAAGATATGGTATAATGTCCAGACCAAGATTTAGTATATTTGATTATGACCCTATGGGAAGACCAAGTACAGGTATGCGTGTAGCAGACAGCACATTCGGATATTAAGGAAAACATTATGGCTGAAGAAGAAATTATGATTGAAGACGATGCAATTGCACTAGAAGACACAGATGATTCTGTAGTTGTAGATGCCGATGTATCATCCATCATTCCATTTATTTACGAAAGATACCAGCGTTCAGAAGATTATCGTGAACAAGATGAAGACCGCTGGCTACGTGCTTACCGCAACTACCGTGGTCTATATGGACCTGATGTACAGTTTACTGAGGCAGAAAAGTCTCGCGTATTTATTAAAGTAACGAAGACAAAGACGCTGGCAGCTTACGGACAGATTGTAGATGTCTTGTTTGCTAATCAGCGTTTTCCTTTATCTGTAGACCCTACTGAGTTACCAGAAGGCGTGGTAGAAGATGTTAGCTTTGACCCACAGGAACCAGAGCAACTACGTGGTGACACAGCACTGTCTACTAGCCCATACGGTTTTGCTGGTGATGGCAACGACTTGGAGCCGGGTGCTACTGCACAGTCACTGCAAGAGAAGCTAGGCGTAGTACAGAACAAACTAGAGCCAGTGCAGGAGAAACTAAAAGAAGGTCCGGGTAAGACACCTACAGCGATTACATTTAGCCCTGCTATGATTGCTGCTAAGAAGATGCAAAAGAAGATACACGACCAACTAGAAGAGTCTGGTGCGGGTAAGCATATGCGTAACTCTGCATTTGAGATGGCACTGTTTGGTACAGGTGTAATGAAAGGCCCGTTTGCTACGGACAAAGAGTATCCTAATTGGGATGATGAAGGTAACTATGACCCACTGTTTAAGACAGTTCCGCAAGTACAGCATGTATCAGTTTGGAATTTTTATCCTGACCCTGATGCGAATAACATGGATGAAGCGCAGTACGTAATTGAACGGCACAAGATGTCACGTTCACAACTACGTAGTCTCAAGAAGCGTCCATACTTCCGTGGTCAAGTAATTGACGAGGTTATTGCTATTGGTGAGAACTACACAAAGAAGTATTGGGAAGATGACCTATCTGACTATGCACCTGAGTCTTCTATTGAACGCTTTGAAGTACTTGAGTATTGGGGCATGGTTGATGTCGATATGCTTGAAGAGCAAGACATTACAATACCAGATGAGTTGCAAGACTTTGACGAACTGCAAGCAAACGTGTGGATATGTAATGGCAAACTTATTCGTATGGTTCTTAATCCATTCAAGCCTAGCAAGATTCCATACCATGCTGCGCCATACGAACTGAACCCGTACTCTTTCTTTGGAGTGGGTATTGCAGAAAACATGGACGATACACAAACTCTTATGAATGGGTTTATGCGTATGGCTGTCGATAACGCTGTCCTATCGGGTAACTTGATTATGGAACTAGATGAAACTAATCTAGTGCCGGGTCAGGACTTGTCACTATATCCGGGCAAGGTATTCCGTAGACAAGGTGGTGCGCCGGGTCAAGCTATCTTTGGAACTAAGTTTCCAAATGTATCATCAGAGAATATGATGCTGTTTGACAAAGCACGTCAGTTATCAGACGAAAGCACAGGTATGCCTAGCTTTGCTCATGGGCAAACAGGAGTATCTGGCGTAGGCCGTACTGCATCCGGCATATCAATGCTTATGGGTGCTGCCAGTGGTGGTATCAAAACTGTTGTAAAGAATGTGGATGATTATCTTCTACGCCCATTAGGCGAAGGTTTCTTCCGTTTTAATATGCAGTTTGACTTTGACCCTGAAATTAAAGGCGACCTAGAAGTTAAGGCACGTGGAACTGAAAGTCTTATGGCTAACGAAGTACGTAGTCAGCGTTTGATGCAGTTCCTGCAAGTAGCAAGTAGCCCAGCACTTGCACCTTTTGCTAAGTTCCAATATGTAATCCGTGAGATTGCATCATCACTGGACTTAGACCCCGACAAAGTAACCAACAATATGGATGAAGCTGCTCTGCAAGCAGAGATTATGAAAGGCTTCCAAGCACCTGCACAACCAGAACAAGGCATGGCTACTGGTAGTCCAATGGACCCAACTGGCGCAGGTGGTGGTAATATAGGCACAGGACAAGTACCTGTACCGGGTGAACAAGGATTTAGTGCAAATGGACAAGAAGCAAATACTCAGCAGCCTCAAGCCGTTGGTGGGCAACAACCACCAATGGGAGGCATTCAATAATTATTTGGATGATGCGATAGAGCAACATCACAAAGTAATGGAACAATCAACCGATACTATTGCATTACATAGACAGCAAGGTGCAATAGCAGTATTACGTAGACTAAAACAACTTAGGGATGAAATCAATGGCTCTGAATAAACAAATGGAAATGTTTGACGATGGTGGTCTTATGGATGAAGGTGGTACAGTAGACCCTGTATCTGGTAATGACGTGCCGCCCGGTTCTACACAAGAAGAAGTACGTGATGACATTCCGGCACAGCTAAGTGAAGGCGAGTTTGTATTTCCTGCTGATGTTGTACGCTTTATTGGTCTTAATAATCTTATGCAGATGCGACAGCAAGCTAAGATGGGATTAAAACAGATGGAAGAAATGGGTCAAATGGGCAATAGTGATGAAGCTACTATGCCAGATGATTTGCCATTTGATATTAATGACCTTGACATGGAAGATGAGTTAGAATATAATATAGGTGGTTTTGTTCCTGCGACTGCACAACAACAACAATATGGTATTAGTGGTATGCAACAAGCTGCAGCACCAACAACAGGTGTAGCAGCTATACCGCAACAAGCTGCATCACAACAATATGTACAACCAGTGCAAGCTGTAGTACCTACTACTCCTGTGTACACACCTGCAGAAATTCCTACTTTTAAAGGCTTTGTAGGGGATAATGTTCCGGGCGTAGACTTTGAATATGTAGAATATAAAAATGAAGCAGGTAATGTTATTCAACTACGTAAAAGTAAAACAACAGGTGACTTACTAGACCCTGTACCAGAAGGCTATACGTTTGTAGACCCTGAAGCTACTAAGGTAGAAGAAGCAACTGTAGCACCTACAACACCGCAGACTACTACTGTACGTGAAGATGGAGGTGATGCTGACCACGCTAAATCAGAAGAAGAAAAGTATGGTCCGGGCGGTGGTAGACTAGGCATTCCGGGTACGGATATAATTTATGGAGTATCTTTTGAAAATATGGGTACGTTACCGGGTGTATTTGGGGGTGTACAAGGTGCATTAGGTTTAGCTACAGGTAAACCCCTGTCATCTGATGCATTAGTTAACTTTAAATTAGATGATGATGTATTTACTTTAACGGGTGATGAGTACAACAAAGTTAAAACTGCATTTGACAATGATGCACTTTCAAGAAAAGAAAAACAAGATATTTTTGAAGCTGCTAGGTATGAAGGTAAAGTGCGACAAGCAGAAAAAGCTATAGAAGAAGCAAAGAAAGCAGAAAAAAGAGTTAAAACTTCTGATGTATTTAAAGATTCAGGATTCCAAGAAACAGGTGGTGATGAATCGGTAGACACATCATCAAAGGGAGCAGCTTTAGAAGCAAGTCTGAGAGGCTCCCCAACTCCGGGTGGTACAGGTAGAGGACGACAAGACTATTCTGGTGGTTATTCGCAAGATGATACAGCAGGAAATGAAACACCTCAAGATAGTGGTTTTAGTATGGGTTCTGATTTTAGTGCATCTGAAAGAGATGAATTGGGTCCGGGTGGTTATAACCAAGGTGGCCTAGCTTCTAAACCTAAACCAAAGAAAACTAAGAAGATGAAGAAGGGTGGACTAGCTTCTAAAAAATAATCCACAATTCGTTGGCTACTCATCCCCCACGCCCGACAGTGTGGCTACGGTGGCCCCAACAAGGAGAATACAATGAACGATACAATCATGGCAGAAGAGATGCAGTCAACACCAAAGGCAGCATTTGTGAATAAACCTTACACGCAAGAAGAACGAGTAAAGCGTGATGAGGAAGAATTAGAAGAATTGATGAAGGCACGTGAAGGTGAAGCAGAAGAAGTAGAGGAAGCAGAAGCTGAACCTACTAGCGCAGAAGAAAAAACATTTAAGAAGCGTTATTCTGACCTACGCCGACATCAACAGAAACAAGCAGAAGAATTTAAAACTGAACTAGCTGCGCTTAAAAGTCAACTGGAAAGTGCTGCTAAAAAGGAAATGAAGTTGCCTAAGTCTGATGAAGACATTGAAAAATGGGCAAAAGAATATCCTGATGTAGCAGCTATCGTTGAAACAATTGCAACAAAAAAAGCACGCGAACAATCAACTGCTCTTGAAGAGCGTTTGAAAGCAATTGACGAGTTACAAAATTCAGCTACAAAAGAAAAAGCAGAAGCAGCACTAATGCAGATGCATCCAGACTTTGATGACATTCGTGATAGCGATGACTTTCACCAATGGGCAGAAGAACAACCTAAGTGGGTACAGGACGCACTGTACGAGAATGATAATGACGCACGTTCAGCAGCAAGAGCAATTGACCTCTACAAAGCAGATAGAGGTATTGGCAAAGAAACTAAGAGCAAGAGCAATAAGGGTGCAGCAGAGGCAGTTTCGGCGAAAAATAAACGAAGCAAGCCGCAGACTAATGAAGCGTCTACGTACCTTAAAGAATCAGACGTAGATAAAATGTCAGCACATGAATACGAAAAGCGTTCAGATGAAATCATGGATGCAATCCGTAGTGGCAAATTTATCTACGATTTATCTGGCTCTGCACGATAAAAAGAGTTGACAAGTAGTTATTTATAAGTATAACTATAGTCATGTATGATGTAAACAGGTTAGCTACTTGTTTACATTGTCAATCCGCAAACGACAAAAATCTTCAAGATTACCTGAATAACATGGCCTATTGAGTACATTAGTTGCAACTCTTGTACAAAATACACCCTACGTTAGACAGCCTCTGCCAAGAATTGTATTGTTTGCATCTGTACAATCCAAAACAATAGGAGATGGATTATGGCTTTCCCAAGCGCACCGGGTTATAACAACTTGCCGAATGGCAATTTTAGCCCCGTAATTTACTCCAAACAGGTGCAGCTTGCATTCCGCAAGGCCGCTGTTTGTGACGCAATTACGAATAACGACTACTTTGGTGAAATCGCAAACTTTGGTGATTCAGTTAAAATCATTAAAGAACCCGAAATCACTGTTAAGGCATACGAACGTGGTACTACAATCACGCCGCAAGACCTTGACGATGAAGACTTCACACTGACCGTTGACAAAGCAAACTACTTTGCATTCAAAGTTGACGACATTGAAGAAGCACATTCGCACGTAAACTTTGAGTCTCTCTCAAGCAACCGTGCAGCATACCGCCTAGCCGACCAGTTTGACCAAGATGTTCTTGGCTACCTGTCAGGCTTTAAGCAGTCTGCAATTAGTGGTACACCTGACACTGTTAACAACGTAGTTAACGGTACTAAGTCAGTTACAACTGCTGGTTCTGACGAACTGCTGGCAAGCATGAAGCTGAACGCATCCGACTTCAACGCAGGTAATGCTGCTAACTGTGTCGGTCTGAAGCCTCGCGCATCAGAAGCTGTTCCTACAACTGCTGGTGTAGCTAACCCACTTACCGTGATTGCACGTATGGCACGTCAACTTGACCTGCAAAACGTAGACTCTCAGGGACGTTGGTTGGTTGTTGACCCAGTGTTTGTTGAACTGCTGAAAGACGAAGACTCACGTCTGTTTGATTCAGACTTTGGTGGTTCTGGTCTGCAGAATGGTTTGATTCTGAATAACCTGCATGGCTTTAAAGTCCATGTTTCTAACAACCTGCCTAAAGTTGGTACTGGTCCTTCTACTACTGGTGGAACCAATGCTAATAACTTTGGTGTGATTGTTGGTGGTCATTCATCAGCCGTTGCTACTGCTGACCAAATCAACAAGACTGAGACTTACCGCGACCCGGACAGCTTCGCTGATATTGTCCGTGGTATGCATCTGTATGGCCGCAAGATTCTTCGTCCTGAAGCACTTGTTAACGCCAAATACTGCTTGGTATAAGGAGAATAGATTATGGCACTAGGTGATAACACTCTCCAAGCCGCACGTGGCAACTCGCAGCGTGGGCGTAATCCATACATGGTTCAGACCACATTTGACTTTGCAACAGCACTGTCTGACAAAGGTGGCGCACTTGCCGCTGGCGATGTCATTCCAGTAATTGCTGTTAAAAAAGGCATGATGGTGATGAATGCAGGTATTGAAGTTGATACTGCCTCTGACGGTTCTACTCTTACTGTAGACCTTGGCATGATTGCAGCTGAAGATTTCGTTGATGGTTTTGACGGAACTTCTGCAGCAGGTGTTGTAGCACAGAACCCAGCAGCCTATTCTCCACGGATGGCTGTTGCTGATGACAACATCGACCTCAAACTTGTTACCCTGTCAGGTGGCGCAGTTACTACGGGTAAATTCCGTATCTGGGCTGTCATCATGGATTGCAATGATGAAGGTGACTTGACTGCACAAGAAGTAGCACGTGACTTTGCTTAAATAACATAGTATTGGGGCAGGGCAACTTGCCCCTTTACCTTTATTTTATTATAAGGATGCACAATGGCATACACTTACCTAGACATTACTAATGAAGTCATTGCACGTATGAATGAAGTTGCGCTTACGTCAGCTAACTTTGGTTCTGCCCGTGGCTTTCAGGTACAGTGTAAGAATGCAGTCAATGATGCTATCAACTATGTCAACCAGCGAGAGTTTGGTTGGCCTTTTACACATTCAACACAGACACAAACATTAGTAGCTGGGCAAACACGCTACACTATTCCTGCTGATGCACAGTCCGTAGACTACGATACATTTAGAATTAGCAAAGACGATACTCTAGGTGTGTCAGGAATTACTTTACGTATTATAGATTACAAAGAATATACACAAAAATATATTGACCAAGAAACTACATCAGATGTAGGCGCAGTTCCTATCTATGTATTTCGCACACCAGATAATAACTATGGCATGTATCCATACCCAGATAAAGCCTATGAACTAAAATATGAATACTTCCAAAAACCTACAGCTTTGTCAGCGCATGGTGATGTACCTACCATACCAGAGCAGTTCAGACAAGTGATTGTAGATGGTGCTACTGCATACGCATATCAGTATCGTGGTGAAGCACAACAGTATGGAATTAACTTTGCACGTTTTGAGGACGGTATTAAACAAATGCAAACTATTCTTCTCAATCGTGCTGACTACGTTAGGTCTACATATATTCCCTACTCACAAAGGTATGGTGCTGGCGCGGGTGGATTTTAGAGGTTTTAAATGGCAGATGAATCTGGCCTTAATCCCTTTGTGTTTGCATGTCAAGGTGGTCTAGTTCTCGACCAATCAACCTTTGCAATGCAGCCGGGGATGGCACTTGAACTAGAAAACTTTGAACCTGCCACTACTGGTGGGTACAGACGTATCTCAGGTTATAACAAGTGGAACTCTAACATTGTTCCGCAAGACCAATCTGCCAGTGAGTCTGTACTTATGTCGGCATACTTTAAGGGTAGTATCCTAGCCGCACGTGGACGTAAGATACATAAGGCTGCAACAGGTAGCGGTTCTTGGACTGAGATAGACTCAGGTAGAACAAGTGCAGGACGCTATACATTCTTTAGATACAATCTAGCTGGCACAGATTTTATTGTATGGGCTGATGGTGCTAATCGTGCATCTAAATATGACAATACTACTGTAACAGATATTAACGCTACTGGCGCACCTACAGACCCTAAGTTTGTAACCGGATTCAAGAACGCACTATTCTTTGCTGGTATGTCTTCTACTCCACAGGAGTTAGTATTTACTGCACCATACACCGATACGGATTTTAATACGGCTAACGGTGCTGGTTCTATAAAAGTAGATAGTGATATTACAGGATTGTTTCCGTTTCGTGATGCACTGTATATCTTCTGTGAAGAACGTATATTTAAGCTGGTAGGTAACACTGTAGCTGACTTTGTACTGCAACCTGTAACAAGAGAGATTGGTTGCCTCAACGGATTTACCATCCAAGAATTTGCAGGTGATATTATTTTCTTAGGTCCAGATGGACTGCGTACTGTTGCTGGTACAGAGAGAATTGGTGACGTAGAACTTGGTACAATCAGTCGCGCAGTGCAAGAACGCTTTGAAGGACTGTCTGACGTAGATGAGTTTGACAGTGTAATTATCCCAGATAAGACACAGTATCGCATCTTCTTTAGTAACAATGCTACGCCGCGTTCTACCACTACTGGTGTTATCTGTGTACGTAAAGGTGATAGCTACGAGTTTGCAGATATTAAAGGTATCAGGCCAAGTAGCACAGACAATATTGTAGTAGCAGGTGACACTATTGTAGTACACGGAGACTTTGATGGTTACGTGTATCGGCAAGAACAAGGCGATGACTTTGACGGTAACGTAGTAACAGGCAAGTATCGTTCTCCTGATTTGACTATGGGCGATGCAGGACTACGTAAGACCTTTGAACGTGTTATCATTAACTATGCACCAGAAGCGGCAGTTAACGCTGACTTGTTTGTACGATACGACTATGAGTCACCAAATGTGGCAAGACCAGCAGCGTACCCATTTGATACAGCTACATCGGTAGCTATCTATGGTACATCTACATACGGCGTTGCAACATACGGTGGACAATCTAACCCATTGGTAAGACAACCGATTGAAGGCAGTGGATTTGCTGTAGCACTGCGGGTTAACGATAGAGGCACATCAGCACCATATTCACTTAAAGGATTTCAGCTAGAGTTCCAAGCTGATGCAAGGAGATAATTAATGGCAGGTTATACTAGACAATCCAGTTATGCTGACGGTGACATTATTAATGCAGCCGACAGTAATGACGAGTACAACCAATTACTAGCAGCATTTGTAAATACAACAGGTCACAAGCATGATGGCACAGCCGCAGAAGGTCCAGTCATAGGATTGATTGGTGACCCCGGCGTTGTTACTCCAAAGAACAAAGTCGTAGTAGACGATGCTAATAATCAAGTAGAAGTATCTATTGACGTAGGCGGTACAAGCACTGAACAGCTTGTTATTAAGGACGGTGTAATTGAACCTACTACAGACAATGACATTGACTTGGGTGCATCAGGTAAAGAATTTAAAGACCTATATCTTGACGGTACAGCAAACATTGACGCACTTGTAGCTGACACTGCTGACATTAACGGTGGTACGGTAGACGGTGCAGTAATAGGTGGCGCATCTGCTGCTGCTATTACAGGTACAACAGTTGTTGCTAATACTAGCATTAACATTGCAGGTGACGGTGCTACCGTTACAGGTATCAAAGACGAAGATGATATGTCATCTAACAGTGCGACTAAACTCGCTACTCAGCAATCAATTAAGGCTTATGTAGATGCCCAAGTTACCGCGCAAGACCTCGACTTCCAAGCAGACTCAGGTGGAACATTATCTATCGACCTTGACAGCGAGACTTTTACGCTTACAGGTGGCACAGGTATTGATACTGCTGGTTCTGGCAATGCTGTTACTTTTGCTATTGATAGCACCGTAGCAACTCTTACAGGGTCACAGACGCTTACTAACAAGACTATTGATGTAGACAATAACACTGTATCTAACATCGAAGTAGACAACCTCAAGTCAGGCGTACTTGATACTGACCTGACTAGCGTAGCTGCTACAGAT